TTGGCAATATCACAACAGTAACTTCTAGCGGCCTGAAAGCATACTTGGATGGAGAAGGTACCGTCAATGTATCTAACAATAATATTGCTAGTACCTATCTTGGTGATGCTATCAGTACTGTTCTCAATAACCCAGTTGGTACATTCGGTACTCCGTTCCAGGTGCTTGGTGTTAATACACTGTTTGATAGAAGAGTTAAGGGTGGGTCGACCATTGAGATACAGGCTCTGTCACCAACAACAACTGGCAACACGACATATATAGTTAACACGGTATTCAGCAACACAGTACTGACCATCAACACTGCGTTTGGTGGTGGTGGAGGGGTTGCACTTGCCAATGGCGTCTACAGATACACGTACGATGGTAATATCTAACCATGTCTAAATTAGTAACAAGAAATTTTGGAGTCCATGTTGCGGACGTATTCAAAAAGAACGTATCAAATGGAGACGATCAATTCTATGTGTTCTATGCTAAAGTAGACTCATGGCCTTCAGAATCGTCTCCTCCTACTCCAAACAGCGCTATTCAATTTACTGAATATGACGTTTGGAGAAATATGTTGGCTATGAAGAAAGTTTCAAACAATGATGTATCGTTTGCTACCAACCGTTACGATTGGTCTACTAATACCGTATACTCAGAGTATAGTAATCTAGATGGTGATTTGTTTACTAGAACGTATTTTGTTTATACAGATGATAATAATGTATACAAATGTCTGTTTAATAATCGAGGTGGTAAGTCGACTGTAAAGCCAACTGGCCAATCTACTTCTATTCTAAGTACTGCTGATGGGTACCGGTGGAAGTTTATGTACAACGTTTCGGCAGCTGATCAAAATAAGTTTCAAAGCTCAGGCTTTATACCAGTAAAAACTCTCACCAGTGATGACACTACTGTACAATGGGATGTACAACAAGCTGCAGCTAACGGATCTGTTGATATTATTGATGTAGCTCCTGGTGGTGGATCTAATTACTTGATCAATAAAGGTACTATTACAGGTGTTACTAATACTTCTGTTTTATTCATAGCTAATACTGCTAGCGGTATAGACAACGCGTATAAAGACTACACATTGTTTATTTCTTCAGGAGCCGGTACTGGACAGATACAATCTATAAAAAGCTACTCTGGACCGGACCAAAAAATTACGTTAAACAGTCCTTTTACAGTTTCTCCTAACACATCAAGCACATACCATGTTAGTCCAGCGATAAATATATACGGTGACGGTTCGGGAGCAAAGGCATATGCAAATGTTGCATCAGGATCGCTTACTAAGATTAATGTAATTGATGGAGGATCTAGTTACTCTCATGTTTCTGCAAATGTGACTCACTACGGTACATATGGACGAGGTGCAAACCTGACGCCATATTTGTCACCACCTGGAGGACATGGTTCTGATCCAGTAAATGAGCTCAATGGAAGAAATGTAGTACTTAACGTAAAGATTGACGGAGAAGAAAATAAAAAGTTTGTTGCGAACAACGATTTTAGAATATTTGGAGTGATAAAAAATCCTATTGTCAAATCCACTGGTTCCATAGCAACAGACTTACGTTACAGACAGACTACCAGACTTAACTTAGCTAATACTACTTCTGGTACGTTTTTAGAAGATGAGTTCGTTACAGGGAGCACTACTTCAGCTAAGGGAAGAGTCGTAACGTTTGATGGTGGGTTGCTGCATCTAACTAATGTAACTGGTTCGTTTAATGCTTTAGAAAATATTACAGCAAACACAAGTGGAGCAACTGCTACAATCAATGCAAATGGAATAGCAGAACCACAGATTGCTCCTTACAGGGGAGATGTGTTGTATATTGTAACACAGTCTCCAATAAGTAGAGATATAGATCAATCAGAGAACATCACCTTGACGGTGAAGTTTTAATTAGGAGAATACGATGGCGAAGTTAGAGACAGATTTAAACCGGTCTCCTTACTTTGACGATTACGTAGACGTTGCTGAAGGCAAGAACTATCACCGGGTACTTTTTAAGCCTGGTCTTGCTGTACAGACACGTGAACTTAATACCTTGCAAGCAATGTTGCAAGAGCAGGTATCCAGGTTCGGCGATAATATTTTCAAGGAAGGCACTATTATTGATGGGTGCTCTTTCCAGTATGATGATGGCGTCAAGTTTGTAAAACTTCGTGATAGGGATCCTGGTGGTAATACCGTAACTGCTTCAGTTTTTGCTAACGGTATCGTACAGGGTCTTACTTCTGGTGTTAGAGCAAAGGTAGTAGCCACAGCTGCAGGAACAGAAGCTGGTGCTCCTAATACCAACACTCTACTTGTCAAGTATCTTAACGGCGGCACATCTAAAACCGCTAAAACCTTTTCAGCAGGAGAAACTTTAAGTTTCCTGGCTGCTGATGGTGGTGCAGGTCAACAAGCTAATACACTTAACTCAGGTGCGTTTGGAAACGGATCTGTGTTTTCTGTTGGAGAAGGTGTAATTTATGGTAAGGGTCATTTTGTAAACGTAGATCCACAAACTATAATCTTGGAAAAGTATAATACCTCTCCTTCATATAAAGTTGGATTTAAGGTATCTGAAAGCACTGTCGACAGTGATACTGACGATACATTGCTTGACAATGCTAGAGGTTCCTATAACTATACTGCTCCAGGAGCAGATAGATTAAAACTAACCAGTACACTCACCAAGAAAGAGCTTACGTTTTCTTCCAATACTGAATCGTTTGTACCAATCTTTGAAGTTGATGCTGGTAACATTCGTACAATTAAGTCTCGTTCCATCTATAATGAGCTTGGTGATCAGATGGCTGAGCGTACTTATGATGAATCAGGCAACTATGAAATCAAAAAGATGCAGGTTGCTGTTAAAGAACACTATGATACTGGTAGTAACTTTGGTCGATGGGCCCCATCTAGTACAAATCCAGTAGCTAATACACAACGCCTTGCGATTGGTGTAGAGCCTGGAGAAGCGTATGTTCAAGGTTACCATAACGAACATCTGGCTACAGTTTGGATTGATGCTGATAAAGGTATTGATACCAAAGAACAGCTAGCCGTAGATGTGAATGTTAACTATGCAAACTACGTTGATTGTGCCAATGTAGTTGGACGATTTGATGCAACCAACTATGCAAAGGTTTCTTTAAGAAGTGCAAACGCTGCTGTCTCTGGGCACAACGACACCTTCGGTGCAGAGTCTGCTCCTGGTGCTGAGCTCGGCACTGCTAGAATCAAGTATTGGGATTATATTTCTGGTACACCCGGACAAAACAACGCTGTATATCGTTTTTATTTGTTTGATGTTGAGATGGCTAATGGTTCATTTACTGATGTCAAATCTCTCCACACAAACGATGGTGTAACTAGTGGCTTTGCTAATATTCGAACTAGCGACAACAAAGCTGCTCTAACTGAACCATCATTCAACCGGGGTGTATTCCAGTCAGGTATCAGCGCAGTCAAACAATGGAAAAATGCTGGTGGGACTGTTAACGCTCAGTATAGGTATAGGGCTGCAGAAAATGCTACAATTCAAACTAATGGACAACAAACGGTAACTGTAGCGGCAGGACATTCAAGTGGACAGGAGGAACTTGCATACGGTACTGGTGCATTAACTAATGCTCAAAAGCAAAGTATTATTTTGGTAAATGGTGCTACAGTAGCTAAGGCTAACATCGGTACTTCAGCCATCTTCCCCGGCGACAATTCCAAAACCGTTTTTATAAGTGGCTCTCCAGCACCAACTAATCTGGTAGCAGGAGATTTGATTGAGATTAGCAATACATCTTCAACTCAAGTAAGAGAAGTAGCCAGCGTTGCTGGAACACGTATTAATGTAACTACTGCAATCACGGTTGCTAATACAGGTGGCAGCTTAGCTGCAAAACGTGTATATCCAGCTGGATATATTTTTGATCTGACTGGTAAGGGACTTGGTGGTAATAGATCAGTAACTGTAAACAGCTCTACTCAGTTTGCAATCAATCTTAACGAAACCTTTAATAGTACTTTTGCTACTAGAGTTTTCTTTAATAAAGACAGAGAGCTTGGTCCTCCAGCCAACAAGATTGTTCGTAAAAATAGATTCGTAAAAATAAACCTCAGTGGTAATCCTGGTGGTACGGCTGGTCCGTGGTCTCTCGGTTTACCAGACGTGTTTAATATTCGAAAAGTTTACTTAGGTACAACATATAGCACGTCTAACCGTAACGTTACTAGTGACTTCTCATTAGTTGTAAATGCTACTGATGCAGTATACAAAAATTCAAAGATAGCAATCAGACCAAATAGTATACTTAACTTAAAAACTACGGATAGGTTGCTTGTCGAGCTGGATTACTTCCACCATGATAGAACTAGTGGTATTGGATTCTTTAATGTAGACTCTTACCCAATTGATCCAAACGAATCAACATCAAACACAACAGCAATTGTTACAGGTCAAATTCCTCTTTATAGCTCACAAATAAGTAACGAAGTATTTGATTTAAGAGATAGTATTGACTTTAGACCAAGATATCGTCCAACAGCGGCCGATGCGACTACTGTTGGTGCTGCAACAGAAGATCCTGTATCTTCTAATACTACTTCAACTTATGATATCCAAGCTAGTGGTAGCTATGTACCTACACCAAATCTCCTGTGGGAGTCTGATGTAGTAAGATACCTTCCTAGAGTAGATAGGGTTGTTATTGGTAAGGATGGAAAGAAAAGAGTTGTAAAAGGTATTTCTGATGATAATCCATTCCCACCACCAAAGCCAGCGGAAAGCATGTCTCTTGCACTGCTTACAATCCCTCCGTTCCCATCCCTCTCACAGCAAAACGCTAGGAATTTTGGAGTTGGAAGGCTAAACTATGCAGTAACAATGAGGCCAATCTACAACAGGCGATATAGAATGAAAGATATCGCTGCTATAGATAAGCGAGTTGGTAATCTTGAATACTATATGTCTCTTTCTCTTCTTGAGAAAGCAGCGTCAGATCTACAAATTACAGATGCTGCTGGTCTTAACAGGTTTAAGAACGGTATCTTTGTTGATCAGTTCCACGGTCACGATAACGCTGATACTACTAACATAGCATACAGTATTGCTATCGATGGTAAAAAAGGAGAGATCAGACCTAAGTTCGAACAGTTTAATGTTGATCTAGAGTTACTTAATGTAAATGCCAACGTAGCAAGAAAAGGCAAGCACAAGCGTATTGATATTACAAACGCTAATGCATATACTGTTGGTGCTACTATTACGGCTGCTAGTGGTGGGCAAGGTACAGTTAGAGCTGCGGTACTTACAGGTGGTAACCCTGCTGCTAGCACAGGTCAATATCGTTTATACCTCCACAATACCAATACTGGTACTTTTGCTGTAAATGATAACATCTCTGGTGGCGGTGGTGGAAAGGTGTCAGCTGTACAAGATGCCACAACTACTGATGCATTGATGATGAGTTATACTCATTCAAGCTACATTAGACAGCAATGGGCAACTAATCTAATTAATCCAGTTGGGGAACTTTTGTTTGAGTGGACTGGTGAAATTACATTGACTCCTGAAGCTGATCACTGGAAAGATGTTACTACTCTGCCAGAGGTCTCATTTGAGATAGACCTTGCTTCTCCGTTTGAAGATTTTGTCAACGCGCAGGGTACGAATTGGGGTGATTGGAATACAACACAAACTGTTGATAGAGATGTAAGTGTCGAAATTGGTGAATGGAATCTTACAGGTCGAAATGCTTGGCAGGCTTGGCGTAACGAAATAAGAACTACAACAACCACAACGACTACAACTGATACTCGTGAAGGTATAAGGGTTAATGTAGATCCATTTGAATCTACTCAAAGTGCTGGTAGCTTTGTAACTGACGTAGGCACAGTTCCGTTTATTAGAAGTAGAAGAATTACTTTCGTAGCAACAGGTATGAGACCGGATACTAGGGTATATCCTTTCTTCGAAGATGTTGCTGTTTCAAGTTTTGTTAGGCCTCACACTGAAGCTGGTGTTATAGGTAACGCAGGTGAGGCCATAATTACTGACTCAAACGGGATCGCACGTGGTGACTTCTTGATTCCAAATGACGATTCACTTAAGTTCCGAGTTGGCGAAAGAACCTTTAAACTTATCGATATACAAGACTTAGTGGTAGAAGCAGGTACTTCAACTACAGTTGCTACAGCAAAGTATAATGCAAGTGGGTTAACTGTTTCTGAAAGAGGTCTGTCTGTTTCAACTAGAGAACCAGTTATAACCACTGTACCTGTAACAGAAGTAGTTACAGATGTTACAACAACATCCTCAATTGATATAGACAGGAGATGGCGAGATCCAGTTGCTCAATCATTTGTAGTAGGTGAATTTGAATATAGTGATCCAAGCACATCACAAGATGCTGCAGGTCTCAGTAACAATCTTGGTATTGGAGCTGATGGTATTTTCGTAAGCGCTATTGACCTTTTCTTTGAGCGTAAACCTGGTACCAATAGCAACAGTGGTATTGCTGTAGAAATCCGTGAAATGATCAATGGTCAAATTACAAATATTCGAGTGCCTCTTGGTAATAAGCGAATTGAGAAGGCAGATGTCAACGTAAGTAGCGATGGTCAGGCAGTAACACCTTTCTACTTTGATGCGCCAGTTTATTTGAGAGGCGGTAAAGAGTACGCATTTATTGTCAAGCCTGATGGTAACGATCCAGGTTATCGGCTGTGGACTGCTAGGTTGGGTGGTAATGATGTTAGTTCTAATGCTGTAGTAGACCAGCAGCCTGCGGCTGGAATGTTATTTACATCAGCCAATGACAGAACTTATTCACCTCGTCAAAACGAGGATGTAAAGTTTGAAATTTGGAGATCAAGTTTCAGCACCAATGTTAACGGTGTAGTAAATATGGTTAACCAGGCAGACGAATATCTTCGTGCAACTCAAATTTCTGGTGCCTTCCAAATAGACGAGAGAGTGATTGGAGAGAGTCTGATTAAGCTCTCAGCCAATACTGGGTTACCAGCCGTTGGTGATACTGTTCAGCACGGTACAGCTACAGCCACGTTTAACAATAGTGGTGTCGTTAGACAGATTGTATCCAATACAGCTGGAGCATTCACGTTTAGAGCAGACGTTCCAAACCCAGAAGACATTGCTGCTTCGCAAACTCTTACATTCAAGAGAAAGGGTGCTTTGGGTAAAACTTACACTGGTACCGTTCATGGAACCAATGGTATTAAGGTAAGTTCAGCTAACGGAGCTGTTCAATACTACAATGGAACTACCGGTGACTTTATCATAGACAGTTCAGGTGGTGCTTTTGAAGCTAATACTACTCCAAACAACGGCTTCTTTAGGGGTGAAACCTCAAACAACGTTGCTCAAGTTTATGACGTTAGAGATCTCAAATATAATGTTGTTGCACCAAGATTGTCTATTGCTCAGTACGTAGACACTAATGTTTCAGTTGGGATAAAAACTACATCCAATGCTAATGCTATCGACAGTAGCTTTACTTCTATAAGATCAGACTCAGATTTCACGTTTATTGATGCAGAGAAGATTGTTGCTGGAGCAACTAAGACAGCCAATACTCACAGTGGCAATAAGACACTATCGTTACAAACTACCATGAGTACTAATAACGATAGAGTATCTCCAATTTTTGACCTTGGTAGAGCTAAGTCTTTAGTATTGGTAAAAAATATTGTTAACAATACTGCTAACAATGAGTTTGGAAATTATGGTAAAGCAAATGCTAAGTATATCTCTAAGAAGGTAGTACTTGCTGACGGACAAGATGCTGAAGATATAAGAGTAATTTTAGATGCGTATAAGCCAGCAGGTACAGATGTACAAGTTTGGGTAAGGGTGCAAAACGAATATGACGAAGAGGATTATGAAGATAAGCACTATACTAAACTGACATCTGCAACTACTGAGAAGCGGGATTCAAGTATTACTGATCTAGAAGATTTTGTAGAGATGGAGTTTAACTTCCCGACCAGCAATGATTCTACCACACAATTCAGTGCATTTGCAAACACTAACAACAGTAGTATAGTGGAGTATAGGTCAAGAGAAGGTAAAGCTCGATTTACAACATACAAGTACTATTCTGTTAAAGTAGTTCTTACTTCATCCGGATCTCACTTAGTACCTCGAGTACGAGGCTTGAGAGCAATAGCGTTGCAACGATGAGTTATGCTAAAATACAAGATAGGCCAAACTTAGTTAGAGACACTTCAACTAATGCTGTTTTGTCTGTAGACCATGAAGGTCTTGCTGCTTACAAAAAAGCAAAAAGTAAAATGCAAGCAATTGATGATTTACAAGAGGAAAATGAACAGATTCGCTATAAGATGGAATCTATAGAAGGTAAGCTAGATCGTTTGTTAGCGATGTTAGAGTACAAATAAATAAAAGAAATATCAGAGGCATGCAATGACTCTTCCATTAGCAAATGTTGACGCTACAGACACGTTTCAGACGTGGTTGCTTCGTACCAACCAAATAAACGAAAAGGTATCGGTTTTTGGAGCTGTACACGGTAGTAACGCCAATCCTATTGTTTATAATGTTACAGTTGGAACTAAAACATCTGATCACCCTTATCACGGTATCGCTGGTGGATCTTCTCTCGCTTATTTTATTAATGGTATTCAATCTCCAATCTTGAGACTAAAAGGATTAAATCCTGGGCGGCCAAGTTACTATAAATTTGATCAATCGCATTCTTCAAATGGCAGCCATCCATTAAGGTTCTATCTTGATAAAGATAAAAGTATACCTTATACGGGTGGAGTAACTGTGATGGGGTCTCTGGGTAACGCTGGAGCTGCAACCTGGATTACTGTCGATAAAGATACACCAAGTGTTTTATATTATCAATGCGGTAGCCACAATCTTATGGGTTACTATGCTCAGGCTGATGCAAGCACAAATTTTATCCATGAAACGGTTAACGCTAATACAGTCACAGCTAATGCAGTAACTGGTACGGCTGTAACTGGTACAACTGTAACAGGAACTACAGTAGTAGTAGGTTCATCAACTGGAGTAACTGCAGTTGATACTGATTTGTCAAGTGTTTCAGGTTCTGATGACACTTTAGCCTCAGCTAAAGCCATTAAGGCTTATGTGGATGCTCAAGTAACTGCTCAGGATCTAGACTTCCAAGGAGATACCGGTGGTGCTCTAAGTATTGATTTAGACAGCGAGTCACTAACCTTCACAGGTGGAACTGGTATTGATACATCAGGGTCTGGTAATGCAGTCACGTTTGCTATTGATTCAACTGTAGCAACACTTACTGGTACTCAAACCTTAACAAACAAAACTCTTACCAATCCTGTTTTAACTCCTACAGCAACTACTGCTGGTAAGATTGAATTTTTAGAAGGTACTAACAACGGTACAAATAAGGCTACTTTGATTGGTCCTGCAAGTACTGCTGATGTCACTTTAACACTACCATCTGCTACTGATACTTTAGTTGGTAAAGATACAACCGATACGCTTACTAATAAAACGCTTACAACACCTGACATTAACACGCCTGACATTGATGGCGGCACCATTGATGGTGCCAATGTTACGATTGGTTCAAGTAGATTTTTGGATGTATCATCAGGTACACTTACACTTGCTGCTAATCAAATCTCAGGTGACAAAATTGATGGCGGTACTATTAGTAACTTTACTTCAACCGGTATTGACGATAACGCTGGCAGCACTGCCCTGACTATAGCCTCAAATACAGTTGCAACTTTTGCAGATAAGGTTATAGCAGGAAGCTTTGGCTTTTCAGGCGGCGGGTCGCAACTGACAAGTCTTAATGCCTCACAGTTGTCATCAGGTACAGTTCCGGATGATAGGTTCCCATCAACACTTCCTGCAAAAAATGGTTCAGCTTTAACTTCACTTAATGCTTCTAATCTCGGTTCAGGTACAGTCCCGGATGCTAGATTTCCAGCAACACTACCTGCACTCAATGGTTCGGCTTTAACTTCACTTAATGCTTCTAATCTTGGCTCTGGTACAGTACCATCAGCTAGACTGTCATTGTCAGCATCAGATGTTCCTAGTTTAGCAACATCTAAAGTTACGTCTGGTACATTCGCTGACGCTCGAATAAGTGAGTCCAGCGTAACCCAGCACCAAGCAGCTTTAGCAGTGGCAAGTTCACAAATAAGCGGATTGGCAAGTTCAGCAACAACAGATGCCACTAACGCGAGTAATATTGGCTCTGGTACACTTTCAGTTGACCGATTACCTGATGATCGTCGATCGAGTGGATCTGGTGATGATGTCTATCATGGTAATCAACACGATTATATGTTTTCCGATGCATCACACGGATTAAGGTTCTATACAGCTAATGCTGAAGATATGAGACTTGAAAACGATGGTGATCTTCATGTGGATGGAGATGTAGTTGCATTCTCAACGACAGTATCAGATTTAAAATTAAAGGACGATGTAATTACTATCGAAAGTGCACTGGACAAGGTTCTTTCTCTAAGAGGTGTTGAATATACATGGAATAAGGGGTCAAGGGTAGGTAAACGTGATCTGGGAGTAATAGCTCAAGAAACTGAAAAGGTGGTACCTCAGATAGTACATGATCACAGTATGCCTTTGCTTGACAAAGAGGATCCTGACAACGGTGAATTATACAAGACTGTTGATTATGAAAAGTTAACAGCTCTACTCATAGAGGCTGTAAAAGAACAACAAGCTCAAATAGATGAGCTGAAGGCGAGGTTAGAGGAATAAGAAATGGCATTACCATTTGCAAACGTAGAACTCGCCGATACTTTTAATACTTGGAGAGTACGTACAAACAATATACTAGGAGAGGCTGTTCCTTCTACTGGATCAGCTCCTATTTCAGCCAACGTAACTATTACGGGAATACAAAACTCTATTGGTGGTCGCACTTTAACTGTAAGTGCTAATACAACCATTTCCGGTCATACAACTATTACGGCTAATGCTACAATTCAAAACGATGTTACTGTTGCTGATTTAAAGGATGTTAGATTTGGAACAGACGGAGACGTAAGACTACAATACAACTCATCCAGTAACCTCATGGAGTTTAACTCTCTTAAAGACGGAGCGTTATTCAAATTCCAGGGTCACGATAATAACGGTAGTAATAAAGTATTACTCGATATGGGTGATGTGGCTACTGGCCAGAGTCAGGTAAGACTTTATCACAATAGCGCTCAAAAGTTCAATACTTACAATCAAGGCGTTGCTATAACTGGACACTATACGGCTAATACAGGAGCTGTAGCTCAAACGCTTACTGCTGGTCTGTTTAGCGGTAATGGAGCTAGTCTTACATCACTTAATGCAACTCAACTTACTAGTGGAACAATTCCTACTGCCAGAATCAGTGCTGCTGGAGTAACTCAACATCAAACAAGTTTAACTCTTACAGCTTCTCAAATATCTAATTTAAGCAGCAATGCTGTTACAGCTGTTACTGGTGGTACTGGAATTGATGTTAGTTCAAACAGGGGTGATGTAACATTTACCTTAGA